CCGTATTGGCGTAAAGGCCGATAGAACCGACATTGGTGCCACCGGCAGCGGCAAAATTGATCCCGCCCGTCGAGCCGCTGATTTGCATGCCGCCCAGCATGATCTGCGCGCCGGTCGCCGCCGATTCCCCGATCGTCAGGAGGGTGCCGGTGCCGCTCGTCGGCTCGATCAGCAGCGGCCCCGAAAGCGTCCCGCCGCTGAGCTTCAGGAAATTATTGTCGGCGTATTGCTTGGTCGCTGCGCCGAGCGCCGTCGTGGGATCTCCCGACAAAACCAGCGGTCCCGTCATCGTGACGTTGCCCGCGATCGGCACATAGCTCGCGGCAGAGGTGCCACTCACCCACTTGGTGCCGTCCCACGTCCAGGTCTCGCTGCCGCTGGTATAGGAGGAGCCGATTGTCGGGCTGTTGGGAAAATCCAGCGCCATCAGAGCATCAAAAGCGTGGTAAAATCTACGGCAGGGCAGCTTGGACGCTTTCGGACAAGACCTTGCCGAGTAAAAGCTGCCGGGAAACCGGAAACGGTTTTTGGGCCAGGAAGTGGCCTTCGGGCACTAAGACAGAGCGGTGGCTCATATCTAGCCCGAGAAGCTGTCTGCTTTAGCTGATGGTACTTCATCAGAGCCTCGCGTCCAGCATGACCGAAAAGCTCAGACCACAGGCAGCGGGGGCCGTCGCTATCGCGCTCGTGATTGCCCACGAGCGGGTCGATTGGCCGGCGATACTCGGATAGTTCGTTTGCTGAGCCGTGCCTGAATGCGACAGAAATGTCGCGGTCGGCGTCGCCCGCATTGGCGAGCACTGAAACGTCCAGGCGTAGCCGTTGTAGTCGCCGGACCAATAGGAAATGGTGCCGTTGATCGGCGTTTGCAGGTAACGCGAGCACCGCGAATAATTCTGCGCCGTCGATTCGCGATAGAACGGTGTCGCCACCGTGCCCCTCTCCAATTTGATCCCGGTGACGTTGATCTGCGCGCTGGCCGTCCGCGTAAAGGTATTGGTGTTTTGCGGGGTGGTGAAGCCGCCGGTCGCGTTCCACGCGGCATTGGCGCCCTGATACGTCGTCCCGGCGGCGGGGCTGATCCACAGGATCGCGCCGCCCGCATTGCCGCTGGTGACCCACGTGCCCGCCTGATCCAAGGGAATCGTCGCGGTGAATTGCTGCCAATTCCCAGCGCCCGCCGTGTGCGTGAGGTTGACCGGATAAGCGCGGCTGTTGGCGAAGTTGGAGAGCGCCACGTTAAAGGTGTAGGGGTCGGTAACGTTGTAGAACATCGCCCAGAACGAGACCGTCAAGGTACTGGCGTTGGCAGTGCCGATGTTCCAATCCATCATGTCGTTGGCTTCGATGTGATGACGGATCGCGGCGAAGTCGCTCGCCGCCATCGCCGCGCTCTGCGCCGTCGACATCGCATAGCCGATGCAATAGGTGAAACCTGGAGGTGCCTGCCCCGCTGCGCTGCGCCCGATGGAACCGGCGCCCCCGCTACCCGAAACTAGCTGCGCGTAAAATCCATCGACGGTGTGCGCTGGGCCGCCGCTGCCCGGTACCGGGTTGGAACCACCATTAAACTGTTGATCTAACTCCATCGCGCCGTTGTAGACGATGTTCGGGTTGCCCCCCGCCCCTTGCGGTCCGGTCGGCCCCTGCGGCCCGGTTGGTCCTGTCGCCCCCGTAGCGCCGGTTGGTCCCGCCGGCCCGGTCGCTCCCGTATTGCCGGTTGGCCCTGCCGGCCCGGTTGCGCCGGTCGGCCCCTGCGGCCCGGTTGGACCGATGACGCTGTTGTTCGCGATTACCCACTGTTGTGAGTTTCCGTCGTCAAACCAGACGTAGAGTTGGCCGCCGCCGGTTTCGGAATCCCACCACAGATCGCCCACGGTGGGCGAGGCAGGCGGCGTCGAGGCCACGGTGACGTTGCTGCCTTCACCGGCCGGACCCGTTGGTCCCTGCGGCCCGGTTGCGCCGGTCGGCCCCTGCGGCCCGGTTGGACCGGTCGCTCCCGTATCGCCGGTTGGCCCTGCCGGCCCGGTGGCGCCGGTTGCACCCGCCGGTCCTGTGGCTCCTTCCGGTCCCGCTGGCCCGGTATTGCCAATCGCGCCTTGTGGTCCGGTGGGGCCGGCTACGCCCTGTGGTCCCGGCGGCCCCTGACTACCAGCGGCGCCGGTCGCGCCGGCCACGCCCTGCGGGATGGTGAAATCGAAGATCGCGGCAGTAGTGTCGCCGACATTGACGACGCTGGCCGGTGTCCCTGGCGACCCGGTCGTGGTCGTGCCAACAGTGATCGTCGCTGCCGTGCCGGGTGGCCCCTGCGGCCCCGGCGGCCCTGGCTGACCCCCTTCCCCGGTAATCGGCACGCCGTTCTGAAAGAACCCTTGGCTGGCGTCGACCTTGCCGGTGAACTTGCCCATCGGCGTATTGAAGGTGACCTGACCGCTGACGTTGTGGGTCTGGTTCTGGACGCTGGTATTAAACGCGGCGCCGCTGATCGTTAAGGGATTGGTCGGCGTGGTAAAGCTGAACGTCCCGCCCGAGGACGGGTTGAAATCCATGTTGGTCTGGCCGTTCTGCGTCCTGATCTGAAAGCTGCTCGGGCTGACATTGGGCAGAACGTTGGGGACCGAGCGAAAGCCTGGAAAGAAGAACCCGTCCGAGAGATCGTGCATCCGCCCGGCGAACTGCTGCTGGGTCCCGCCCTGCTGGAACCAGTTGTCGATCGAGCGCGAGGCAAAGACCGTGAGCCCCTCGTCCCCCTTTGTGACGGGGATGGTCAAGGCCATCCCGCCGCCACCGAGGTTGAAGGTCGGCATCGGCCCCAGTGGCGGGATCGGCTGCCACTTGACGCCGCCGCCGGGCTGCACCACCGCGAGCTGGAGCGCCGCGTTGCCATTGACCGTGTTGTGCTTGGGATCGGCGCTCTGGGCGACCACCGGCAGCGCCGTCCAGGTCCGCGACAGATAGGCTTCGTGAGCCTGTCTGGTCGCCTCGTCCCAGTCGTAGTAGCGCTCGGCTACGTCGAAGATGCCGTTGCCACCCGCCATCAGAACCTCACGGCGTCAGGAGGTAGACATGGCCGTCGCTGCCGAGATTGTTGAAATCCGGCACCGTGTCGGGGCTGATGAATGGCCCGATCGTCATCACCGTGATGATCGCCTGCGCGCCGACCGGGAGATAGGCGAACTGCCCCAGGACGTCGGTGCCGGTGACGAGCGCCAGCCCGGTCAGGATCGGCGTGGTCCCGCTCTGGTCCCAGATGTCGAGGACCCAGCAGTAGCTCGCCGGGTTCCACTTGAAGAATAGTGTGTAGGAGACCCCGCCCCAGGTGACGACCTCGGTAAACGGCTGGCCGCCCTGCGTCGGGATCTCGGAGACTGTCGCCATGCTGGGGGCACCCTGAAGAGGCTGGTGTTGTAGGGCGGCGGCTCCGACCCAGGATCTGGCGGCGGCTGCGATGGCGCGATCGGCGCCCCCTCGATCGATGACGCCTCGCTGCCGGTCACCGGGGCACCCTCGATCGTCCCGCTGCCGACCTCGATGTCCTTGGACGCAGGCGCCGCCGGTCCTTCGACCGTGCCGTTGGTGACGGTGTCGCCCTCGATCGTGTTTTGCGTTCCCTGGTCCGGCGTCGTCGTCGAGGTTGGCCCGTTCTGCTGCGTCGGCGCGGTGTTCTCGGGGTTGGCCTGGGCGCTGGTGGCGCCCTGCCCGACGACTTGGGTGGTCTGGGTCCCGACGATGATCACCTGCCGGCAACCGATCTGCGCCAGGAGCGCGTATTCGCTGTGCTGGTCGGTGGTGATGATCAGCCGCTCGATCAGCATATTCGAATAGCTGCGCTTCCCCGTCACCACATTGAACGGCATAAACGCCGACTGCCACGACAGGAGCAGCCCGTAGACCCCGGTCTCGGCCGAGAGATTGCCGGCGTATGCCTGCGACCACCCGGCGGTTATATTCACCGTTACCGGGCGTTTGAAGGCGTGATCCGAAATCGGTGCGCCCTGCTCTACCGGATGGTCGGTTATTTGTAATTCGTCGGTGCCCTGCTCTTCGATTGTTACTTGCGCGACAATGCCGCCGATATTGCGGTTGTGCGGCACAAAGACCGCTGGCGTCCAGTTGCCGTAGGGCAGCGCCGCGGTCGGCGCCTGGGCCGGCATGTTGCTGCTCATGCCTGGATACCTCCCACATCACGTCAAGGCGCCTGGGTATGCCCGGTCAAACGCCGAACCCGGCGCCAGATCCATGATGATGTTGCCGTTGGCGTCGGTGGCGAGGCAGATCAGATCCATGTACCAGGGCTGGCCGCGCGTATCGCCGCTCACCTCCATCATCACGATTTTGTACTGGCCGGTAGGGCTGGTCGGCACGTCGGCGGGCAGCTGCGCGGTCTGCGGACTGTATGCCCCCGGGATGATCGCCGCGCCCGCGCCGGTCATCTCGCCGCCGCTGCCGGGATAATAGGGGATGCCCGAGATCAGCGTCTTGTCGATCTTGACGAGACCGCCCAGCCGAATCTTGGGGTTGATCAGGCACCTCGCCTGGAGGCCCTGCGGGGTCAGCTCGGGGATGCCGACGAGGCCGGTGTTGGGCGCCAGCACCACGACCTGCCCCGGCAGGTACTTGGTCTGGCTGACGATATAGAGCTGGCCCTGATCGACCCAGTAATCGGCCTTGTACTTCAATTTCATCTCGCGCAGCGCCTGCGCGGTCATGCCGGCGACGATCCACGGGCGCTGCAAGGTTTGCGTGCCGATCTCGCTGTCCATGTGGGCGAGCGGGTAGCCGGTGTCCTGCACCAGCTGCTTGATCGCCGTCGACTCCTGGGTGCCCGCCTCGAAGCGACGGAACGAGGTCGCGCCGTTCATCCCGTCGCCGTCGCCCGCGAGAATCTCTAAGTACGTGTCGGTGGGGTTCTCCTTGGCCCGGCGGTACTGCACGACCGTGCCGTCGAACAACAGCCCGAAATTGGCGAACTGATAGCCGGCGGAGAGCTGGACGCGGGTGAACTGGAGCACCTTCTGCATCGTCGCCGGGGCCATGTTGTAGACCCGCGCTTCGAGCATATCGGGGGTTTGCGCCGTCCGCTTGTGGACATTGAAGGTCACTCTCAGCGCGCCTAGCTCCAGCCCCTGGCCGCCGGTCGGCGGGCTGGCCGGAGCCGCCGGGGTCGGCGCCGGGGCGGTGACGTTGACATCGGGAAGGGTAATCGGGTCGTCGCGTGGGCTGACCAGCCGCAGTCTGGTCGGCGCCGATGTCGTGCCGGTGCCCGGCGTGGTGCCCCCGCCCCCGCCCCCGTTGCCGCTGCCGCCCAACGCGTTGCCGTAGACGATGAGGCTGATCTGGCGCAGCCACTGTGCGTCGTTGGAGGTGTCGGAGCCGGGCTTGAAGTTGCCCGAGTAGGCTCCCGCCGAAGGCTGCATCTGATAGTCGAGGGAGCGCCATCCCTCGGTGAGGGCGGTGATGTCGTCGGCCATCTAGGCGACGACGGTGCGCATGTTGCGCAGGTGGTTCGCGGCAACCCGGCTCTGGGTCTGCTGCACCGCCTTTGCCGTGGCGCTCGGGCTGTCGTTGCCGTGGACGTGGATGTCGACCTTGCTTTGCTGGATAACCTGCTCGACCTGTCCGCGCGTCAGCCGGTAACTCCAGGGATGCACGGCGGGGAAGCGGTGATGCGCCCCGGCGCCGGTGCCGGCGAGGGCACCGGTGAAGGGATCACCGAAGGATTTGGCGATCTCGGCGAGCTGCCGGTTCACCTCCTGGAAATTCTTGATGCCTTGCCCCACGCCGAGCAGCACCGCGTGCGCGTGGACACCTTGCAGCGCCGCCAGCGTCTTTTGCACATAGTCGAGCTGCGAGGGGGCGTTCGATCCCGACGCCACCGCGACGTTCTTGCCGGCAAAATCCTGAAGGTGCTTCGACACCCGCTCGAAAATCTCCTTGGGCGTGGTGCCGCCGATCGCATCGACCGCACTCGCCGGCAGGCCGAACCCCTGGGGCCCGGCCAATCCGACCCCGATCGAATCGCCGATCACCGCCTGGATGGCGCCGACCGCACCTGCGGTACCGCCAGCCGGGGCGCCCGCCGGCTGCGCGGTGCTGGGCACGCCAAACCGGGCGCGCTCGCCGCGTTGGATCGCTGCGCGCAGTCTGGCGTTGTAGTTGACCCAGTTGCCGAGCCCGCCACGCGAGCGCAACAGCGCGAGCGCCACCATCGTCTGCTCTTGCAGCGTCGCCGCCATCGCGTTTGGCGCCTTGATCCCGAGCGCGGGCGCGAGCCGCGCCCAATTGGAATTGAGGATCTGGAAGTAGCCCTGCGCGGTGTAGCCCCTGGCCTGGGTCGGCGAGACCCGCCGTCTCACCCCGACCTCGTTCATGACGTTCCGGCCGCTGGATTCGTACTGCATGATGAGGCCGAGCTGGTTGCGCTCCTCCTCGGTCATGTTGCCGACATTGGGGATCTCGGGAACGGCGCCGCCGCCTCCCCCATGATGACCTCCGCCACCTCCTCCGCCGCCGCCACCGCTACCGCCGCCACCTCCTCCGCCGCCGCTAGGCGCCGCTGCGGGTGCTCCTCCTGCGCCTGCGCCCATGGTATCGGCGATCACCACCTGCGGCTTGTACGAGGCGTCACCGGAAAACCACGCGACAAAGCGGTCGCGCATGTCTTTGAGGATGACTGCCGGATCGGAGGGCGAGCCGGCCGGCCCGGCTGCGCCGCCGGTCAGTTTGCCGTGCCACTGCGAGGCCCATTTGCCGTAGTCGGTCTGACCCTCGCCGTCCTGCGATCCCGCAACAAACGCACCGGGGTCAAGGCCCCCGAACCCGTGCAGTTGGAAGTGTTTCCATAGGCCCCAGCCAGCGGCACCCAGCCCCAGCAGACCCGCGCCAACTGCGCCTGCGCCAACTGCGCCCGCGCCCGCCGCCACACCGCCCGCCACCTCGGCACCGACGCCTGCCGCCTCGCCCACGGCTCCCACCGCGCCCAGGCCGCGCATGAGGCGCCATATCCCAAGGAGCATCGCGCCAAACTTGAGCGCGCCTTTGATCAGCGGTCCGAAAACGTCCTCTCCGGTCTTGGCGGCGAAAGCGACGACCAGCGCCTTGATGATGAAGTCGATGTGGGTCAGCGCCTTCTCGATCAGCGGCAGCGCGTCGCCGACCCGGTCGAGAAACGCGGTGAACTCTTGCTGCGCCTGTTCCGAGCCCAGCCAATTGGAAAGCGCGGTGGCGATCTTCTCGATCGCCTGGGAGACCTGCGGGCTGGTGATGAGCTTGGCGAACCCGACCTCGAAGCTCTTCCCCAGCCGGAAGAAGACGCGCTCCATCTCGCTCGACCGCTCGGCCGCCTCCTTGGCGGTCGTGTGCATGTCGGCATAGACTTTTTGCTCGTCGGCGGCGAACTGCATCCGCCGGTCGTGAAAGACCTCGAACTTGCGCACCTGCTCGCCAAGGCCGGCGTTGATGTTCTCCAGATTGTTGAGGTAGGTGCGCAACTGGACGTTGGTCGCCGGGTCGGCGCCGCCTTGCTTGACCAGATCGGCGTAATGCTGTGCCGCCTTCTCCATAAAGTCGGTGACGTCGGTGAACCGCGATTTGATGACCGTCGCCAGATACTCGTGCTGCATCGGCAGCCGCATCCGCTCGGCGAGCTTCTGGATCGTCGCGTCGGCCTCTTGCGCCGACATGTGGGCGCCGACGAACTCCGCGCGCAGCCGCTCGATCGAATCCGCCGTGGTGTTGGTCGCCTTGGCCAGACCGTCGAGGCTGGCGAAGGAGACCGTGGTGCGGCGCACCAGCTCCTCGACGCCGACCGCCGCCGCGAGCAGCGCCAGCCGGAAGGTGTTGAGCCCGGCGACACCCTGTTTGATGTTGTCGTGAAATTTCTTCGCCGAGCCTTCGTCGACGACGTACTTGAGCTTGATCAGAAAGCTCTGGAGGGTTTGCTCAGCCACGCCGCCGATCCTCCATCGCGTCCTCCATCCGGGCGTGGTTTTCCTGGTGCACGTCGAGCGCCTCGTTCATCCGCGCCACGTCCGCCAGATCGAGCGTGCCGTCGATCAGCGATTCGTACTTGCACAGCCCTTCGAGCACCGGCCGCATCAGCCAGTCCTCTTCGTCGTTCATGCTGACGTAAGCGACGGAGATAGCGGGGCCGTGAGATCCGAACCGTTGGGCTGGGGGACGGGAAAAAAACTGCCGAGGTTGTCCTGGATCGCGGCGAACGCCAGCTGCACCATCGTCGACATTTCGATGTCCTCGAACATCAGCGAGCCCTGGGCGGTGGTGATCGGTATCCACGCCCGCCCGTTATGGGTCGTCACCACGCTGAGGCAGGTCTTTAAAAGCCACTCGCTGTCCTCGACGCTCATGTCGGAGATCGCCTGGGCGATCGGCGCCAGCGCCTTCCAGAAATCGCGCTGCACCGTTGGGTCGCGCTCGGAAAAGGTCTCGCCCAACCCCGAGAGCAGCGGCAACAATTTGCGCATCAGATGGTACTGCTTGAAGGCGTCGAGTTTGCCGGTCCTATATTTGCGGCCCTCGATTTCGAGTTCCTGCATCGCTGCCTCCCGCTAGACGACGCCCGCCGCGACCGCGATGCCGCTGCCCAGGACGAAGTCGGTGATCCCGGCGTGGAACGTCCACACCATCTCCCCGCCCTCTTTCCCGTAGGTGACATCGGCGAATTTGCCAAAGGCGCATTGCTGGCAGGTCACCACGTCGTTCTGGTTGAGATCGCGCACGCTGATGGTGTTGAAGCCGTAGACCCCGCTCGACCCGGTATCGAGCGCGTACATCTGCGACAAGAGCTGGTTGGTCGGTGACGTCTTCATCAGCCGCACCGTGACGTTTGCACCCTTGCCCGCGTGCAGGCTGTGCATGACCGCGCCATCGGCCCCTATCGACATGGTGCTCTTATCCTCAACCATGACGATCGAGATGCCGCCATCGGCGGCGGCCGATCCGGCGCCGAGGGCGACCGTGCCGTTGGGCCCGGTGATCGACGCCATGATGTCTTGGAAACTATAGGTCGCTGCCACTTGGCCCTCCTCTCAGACACAAAAAACCCGGCCAAGGCCGGGTCTCGATTTATAAAAAACTGGTGTTAGATCAGCGATTTACATTGATCAACACGTTAGCAAAATGAATTGCGCCGGCTAATTTCACCGCGATCTGGATCAACGGCGCGATGCGCGCCTCGCGATCGGCTTGATCTTGGGTATCGACCGAGTTGGCAAAGGTGTACCAGCCGTTTTGCAGGGTATCGCCCTGGTTGAGCGTGCCGAACCCCGGAGCGTTCCACACCCCCGGCGCAATTAAGCCATTGACCACCCCCTGCGACATGCTGCCGTCCGCCGTGTTGACCAGCATGTGGACGCCGGGGTTGGTCTGCGGCACCTTGGGCGCGCCGTAGAGCAAATTCCACATCGCCGTCTGGACACTGTTTGACAGCCAGTCGAGCCCGTGAATTTCATCAAAATAGGCCGGGCCCGACATCACGCCCTCTTGGGTGATGCTCGTCCCGTTATTGTACTGGACATAGACATTCGCCCTCTTGGCGGCGATCGTCGACGCCTCTGAGGCGCTCAGAAGCTCGGGGATGATCCCCGGCTCGATCTTGAACTTCATGGTTATTGTGGTGTTGCTGCCCTGGAAGTTCACGGTCAGGGCACGGCCAAAGAACGAGCAGATCGCATCGTTGGGCGAGTTGATCGAATACTGGATCACCGTCCGCATGTATTCGGCGAGCATTTCCTGGCTCGCGATATCCGAAGTCGACGCCGAGTCGAGGATCGTCGCCTCGTTGGTGCTGATCCCGTAGATGTGCGGGTCGGCTGCGGCCTCGACATAGGCCGAGACCGCGAGGTGATCGGCATCGGCGGGCGGCACGCTGGCGCAGAAGGTGCAGGCGTACCAGCCCCGCCCATCGAGCCTCGCCACACAGGCGACCGGAGTTTCGGGCGCGAGGCCCGGGGCGGTGCGTTCCGCGGTCGCCTGGGTCATCAGGAGCTGGGCCGAGATGTCGGTGCCGGTGGTGGCGGCGGTGAAATAGCCGACCGACGAAGTCGGCCCGGTGGTTCCTGAGGAGCAGACGAATTGCTGGCCGTTCCACACAAACGTCGTGCTCGGCGCGGCGGCTTCCAGCGCGGTCTGGATGAGCGAGGCGACATTGTTGAGGTTGAGCGCGGTGGCGAAGTCGAGCCCGGTGATCGAATGGGAAGTGCCGCCGTCAAAGACGACATCAAAACCGCCATTGGTGATCGTGTTCCAGTCGGAGAGCAGCTGGTCGACCGGCGGGATCGGGCCGCCGGTGAGGCGCCCCTTGGTCGCCGTCCGCGCCCAGGTGCCGATGTACAAGATCCCCGGCTGTGGGATTTGCCCGAAGAACAGGGTGGCGCCGAGGTATTCGGGCGCCGTCGTGCCAAAATCCCCGGCGACGTCTTCGATCGTGTTGTATTCGCGTATCCCCTCGCCGCTGTCCACGACCGGGGTGTCGCCGATGATCAATAAGGTATCAAACCGCTGCTGCGCCGCGGCCTGCGGGGTGAACTGCACCTCGACGTTGACGACGCGGGAAACGCTCAGACCTTGCATCGATCATCTCCTCATGGGGCCGGTGTCAGCGTTCCCAGGTCGGTGCCGTCGATCCACACATGGATCGCGGTGCCGTCCCAGGTGAAGCCGATATTGTTGGTGCCGTTTGGGTAGAGAATCCCGGTGGCCCCCATCGTCAGGAGCCCCTCCATCGTGCCGCCGGATACCGGCAGCGAGCCGGTTTGCAGCGCCGTGATGTCGGCCTGCGCTGTCGTGATGTCGGTCTGCGCCGTCGTCATATTGCCTTGCAGCGCTGCGATATCGCTCGTGTTGGTCGCCACGTCATCTTGCAGCGTCGCGATGTTTGCTTCGTCGGTCGCGGCATTCTCTTGCAGCGTGCCGATCTCGCTCGCCGCTGTGGCAAAGTTGGCGCGGACATCGGAGGTGTAGGCATTGCCCTCTGCCGGCAGGTTGGCATCGATGTTCGAGGTCATACGCCTCGATCCCACATCGTCATGTCGTCATCCCACAGGGTCTGGCCGTCATCCCAGGTCGTCTCACCGGGCGGCTGCTCCTCGGCGATGGTCTCGGTGTCGTAGCCGGTGGTGATCGTGCGCTCGCCGCCTGCGCTGTTGGCGGTGATCGGCCCCTTGGCGCGCAGCAGGTCGAGGACGTTGTAGAGCCGCTTCACCTGACGCCGCAGGATGATCCGCAGGTCGTCGCGCTGGCGGAATTGCTGGCGGAACAAATCCGCCGTGCGGATGATGTCCTCGACCTCGATGATGCCGACGCCGTTGGCGCGCAGCACCGCCCGGTTCTGATCGACGTAAAGCCCGTCCCGCAATACCGCTGCGATGTCTTCCGAATCCGGCCCGTAAAAGGACGCGAGGATCGTCACCCGCTCGGTGCGTGCCAGGAGGTCGTGATCGGTGTCGAGGTCGTAGTGATTGATCCACGGCTCGTAATCGGCATCGACCGCGATGACCCCAAAGGCGCACCAGTTGGTGGCGACGTCTGGCGTCGTCGGCGGCTGCGGCTGCCAGCGCGGGCGCACCAGATTGCCCGGTATGGCCGTCACCCCGGCGATCACCGCTTGCAGGAAATCTTCCCACGGCACCCCGACGAGGGTCTCGGTCGTCGGCCCGAGATAACCCGGCGACCGGCTGTCGGGGGCGTAGCCCATCAGGCGTGGCCGTGGTCTGCGACCGTCGCCACCGGGCCGGCGGCTGGCGGCGGGTCGACGGCATCGATCGAGACCGCGATCGCGCGGACAAAGCCGCGCCCATAGGGCGTGTAGTCGTCGAGGAGCCGCACCACAAAGGTCGAGCCGTGCCAGATGATCTCGTCGGGATGCTGACGGCTGCTGTCGGCGGTCAGCCCCGCCGCCCCTTGCAGCCGGAACGGGGTGAAGAGCTCGATCGACTTCAGCATGTATTCCTCTTCGGGGAGGCGCTGAAGGTCGTTGGGCGTCGTCGGCACCACCACCGCTCGGGTGGCGAGCTGGGTCGTGGTGCGGACCACCCGCCCGTCGTCGCCGACCACTTCGTCGATGCGGTTGACGAGGATCGAGTCAAAGAACGAGATGTCGAAGGCGTCGTTGACATCGAACAGTGCCACGGCGGCTCTCCCTCACTTTTTGACGACCCAGGTTATCGAGCGAAGAAGTTGACCCGTATCGACGAGCGGAATGGCCTCGCCGGGGCCCATCGCCGGGCGCGAGCCTCGGCGCCGCCGGCTGACCGGCGGCGGGATGCCCGCGAGGATCGTCTGCTTGACCGCGCCCGAGGCGATGAGCCCGGCCTCGTCGAGCTGGGTCAGCATCGCCGCGCTGTCGCCCTTTAGCGCCGCCTCGGCGGCTGCGGCGAGCTTGGGCTGCCACTCGCGCACCGAATTCTTGATGCCGGGGTAGAGAAACGGCCGCGCCGGGATGTTGTTGATCGGCGAGCCGAACTCGTGGATGTAGCCGAGCGCGGCGTTGCCGATCTTGCCCTCGTCGCGCGCGGTCTTCTCCTGCGGGATGCCGACCAGCACCTCGATCTCGCCCAAGGCACCCATCGCGCCGATGAATTCCTTGGTGTTGTCTTCCTCGACCTCGAACTCACGGTCCTGAACCGGCTTCCTGCGGGCGTCGGCTTTGAGGCGGGCGAGTGAGGCGAGGATGTCCTCTTCGGCGGCCATCTCAGTGCAGCAGGCGCCTCACCGGCCGCCGGGCGAGCGCGATGTCGACCGCGCTCATCACCGGGCTGGCGGCGACGAGAGCCGCTAATTGGCTGGCGGCTTCGGCGTGGGTCGCGGCGAGCGCGGCGTCCTTCTCCTTCATCGCCTCGGCGATCTCCTGGTGATACTCGATCG